CAAGTGATGGTGTAGCTCAGCGGTAGAGCAGTTGGCTGTTAACCAACTGGTCGGTAGTTCGAATCCACCCACCATCGCCACTTTAGGGGAGTTAGTCCGTAGGGGTAGCGGGGTAGACTGTAAATCTACTGTCATTGCGACTCGGGTGGTTCGACTCCATCACTCCCCACCACATTGCCGATTTAGCTCAGTTGGTAGAGCAGTCGCTTTGTAAGCGAATGGTCAGCGGTTCGATCCCGTTAATCGGCACCAACATAACAGGTAAGAGCATTCTCCCTTATGGGGCCTGGCTTAAATGCATCGAGTGCTCTTACCGTTGTGATGAAGTGCAGATCTTAGAAGCAACCAGAAGATAAGCATCTGGCTTCACAACATAAACCGCAGGAACGACCAATAAACGGTAGTCCGTATGGAGAACACCCCGTTGAGGAAGAGGCCTGGCCGGAACCGTAACCGGCGACTGGTAATGTGTGTAAATGGAGCGAAATATGTGGGCGTTTAACGGGATACGGGTTGTAACAGCGATTATTAACGGCGAACTTAAGTATTCACGTTTCGAGACAAATGAACGTGATGGGAAATGTATTGGTGTGCGGTTAGTAAGAGAATACGCATAACAACTACAACGTTGAGAACACTGGCGTAACGGGGTCATATCCCAATCTACGAATAAATGTTGCGTTGCCGCGTGACAACCAGTGTTCTCAACATTGTGGTGAATGCACAGGCTGATGTGCCGCAACTACAGTAGTGCGCGCTTTGCGGGGCTTGCTACAACCCTGTGTCGGAGTTCAGCACCGACCATCACAGTTTGATTCTCTGGCATGAGCATAACGCTGAAATAAGTCCAGTCTGGTGCGGTCTGATCACCCGCCGTTAGCTCCACGAAACGGAGCACGTAACAGGTAAGAGCATTCTCCTGTAACGGGTTCATATCCCAATCTACAGGTCCACCAAGAATGCTCTTTCCGTTGCGGTGAATGCGGCTAAGCGCACGCGGGGAAATGGTTATATCTGTCCATTATTTCTCCTTGTTTCCACGTCCACGGTGGATAACCAGCCAAAGGACACCGGGAGGAACCCGGCACCGCAGCTTTTTTATTCGTTAAATAATGGAGTGAGAGGATGCAGAACAATCCGAACAAATGTCGAACGCTATGGGTGCGGTTATATATTTATGCCGTCCTCTGTTTGATTGTGTCACTGGTTCTGTATGTTTGGCTTTTGCCAAATATGATCTCATCTAACAGCACAATACTTGTATTGTTGGGAGTCCTTCTCGCGCTCATTTACCCGGCTTTCGCAGTAGTCTTTTTTCGTGAAAAAAACCAGGAAATTAATTAATGAAAAAAACGTTGATTAGTGCAGCGATTATTTTGGGTTCTTTATGTCTGACCGGATGCGATCGGGTAGAGCCAGGTAACGTAGGGATCAAAGTAAATAAGCTGGGGGATGATAAAGGTATCGGTGAAGTAGTTGGCGTTGGTCGCTACTGGACAGGCTTGAATACTGAAGTTTATATCTTCCCGACCTTTAAGCAAATGAAGACATACGATGAGCCGTTCAGCTTCCAGATGAGCGACGGAACAACCATTGGTTACCACATCGGCGTAGCCTACAAGGTTGATCCAGCAAAAGTCACAACGGTATTTCAGACCTATCGCAAAGGTGTAGATGATATTACTGATACCGATCTACGCCAGAAGGTTGCAGATGCTCTGAACCGATTAGCCAGCAAAATGACCACCGACAAATTTATCGACGGTGGCAAATCTGAATTGCTTGATGCAGCCCTTAAAGACATTCAGGAAGAAATGACGCCAATCGGCATTCAGGTGATGAGCCTCTCTTATGTAGGTAAGCCAGAATACCCGCCAACAGTTATTGACAGTATTAACGCCAAAGTCACGGCAAACCAAAAAACCCTGCAACGCGAGCAAGAGGTCAAACAACGTGAAGCAGAGGCCAACATGCTGCGCGCGGAAGCTGCCGGACAGGCTGATGCTATTCGCACAAAAGCCCAGGCCGAAGCTGATGCCATTCGTTTACGTGGTGAAGCTCTGCGCCAGAACCCCGGTGTTATGGACTTGGAAGCGATCAACAAATGGAACGGTACATTACCGCAGTATATGACCAGTAATACCGCTGTTCCGTTTGTTCCGGTGAAATAAAAGCGTAAGCAAAATTGGCAGTAATCCGGCCCTTTAGCTCAGTGGTTAGAGCTGGCGACTTATAATCGCACGGTCACCGGTTCAAGTCCGGTAGGGGCCACCATATTTGGTTGTAACACGGCGTCTGGCACATGCGTCGTTAGCGGTCTGGTGACGTTAAAGGGGTAACCTTTCCCCTAGCTCAGGCAACAAACCAGGTAGCCGGAATGTGCAAGCCCCGTTCATAGCGTCGGACTGCGGATTCACCATCCTGGCGATTCGGTGTGACAGCCGGGAAGAGTCCGGCGCATTAATCCTGATTTTCTGGTGATGACTCATATCGTTAGGAGTGATTTGAGTATGCCGATTATATCTGACATTCAGCACGCCTGGGTGGAGTGCTAATGTCTGCATCCCCTCTTGAATCCATGCCAAATTCCCTTAGTGCAGAACAAGCTGTACTTGGTGGCTTAATGCTTGATAACTGCCGCTGGGATGAAGTTGCAGATCGTATAGTTGCTGATGATTTTTATACCAGTGCTCATCGTGAAATTTTCAGTGAGATGGAGAGGTTATTAAGTCATGGCAAACCGATTGATTTGATAACACTTGCTGAAGCACTTGAACAGAACGGTAAATTAGAACAGAACGCGCCGGTGGTTTTGCGTACCTTGCGGAGATGTCAAAGAACACGCCCAGCGCGGCAAATATTTGTGCTTATGCGGATATCGTTCGTGAACGCGCGGTTGTTCGTGAAATGATTTCCGTCGCAAATGAAATAGCTGAAGCTGGATATGCGCAGGATGGCAGGGGCAGCAATGAATTGCTGGATATGGCCGAGCGCCGCGTTTTTGAAATAGCTGAAAAACGACAAAAGAGCGGTAGTGGTCCAAAAGATATCGCCAGCATTCTCGATGCAACGGTATCTCGCATAGAAGAGTTGTTTCAGCGACCGCATGATGGTGTAACGGGGCTTGATACCGGATTTACCGATCTCAATAAGAAGACGGCAGGACTTCAGGCGTCCGATCTCATTATTGTCGCCGCCCGCCCATCGATGGGGAAGACTACGTTTGCGATGAATCTCGTCGAAAATGCCGCAGTCCGTAACGATAAGCCCGTATTGGTTTTTAGCCTTGAGATGCCGAGCCACCAACTGATGATGCGCTCACTGGCTTCTCTTGCACGCGTTGATCAGACTCGTATTCGAACAGGGCAACTTAACGACGAGGATTGGGCGCGGGTTTCTGGCGCAATGGGGATTCTGTTGGACAAGCAGAATATTTTTATTGATGACTCAAGCGCCCTGACACCTACAGAGCTTCGTTCCCGCGCTCGTCGTGTTTATAAAGAAAATGGTGGTTTGAGCATGATTATGATCGACTACCTGCAACTTATGCGCGTCCCCGAGCTGCAAGATAACCGAACGCTGGAAATTGCCGAGATTTCTCGCTCACTGAAGGCTTTGGCGAAGGAATTACAAGTACCGGTGGTGGCATTGTCACAACTTAATCGATCGCTTGAACAGCGTGCGGACAAACGACCGGTAAATTCAGATTTACGTGAATCAGGAGCAATTGAGCAGGACGCAGACCTGATCATGTTTCTGTATCGCGACGAAGTTTATCACCCGGATAGCGAAATGAAGGGCATTGCCGAGGTAATTATCGGAAAGCAACGAAATGGCCCAATTGGCACGGTGAGATTGGCTTTTAACGGCCAATACTCACGGTTTGATAACTATGCTGGTGCTGACTGGCAAGAGGATTATTAATGCAATGGAATGAGGAAAAGCCGATGAACATCCTGATCATTGGGAGAAAATTTGAAGCTATCAGTGATGTGAAAACATATACGGAAATGTGGGCTTACAACCTGGCCTGCGCCTTTAGTGAGGCAGGGGTAACATTGCAATACCATCGTCCATATTCCCCTGGCGTCGAAAGCCCGGAGGATTATGTTGAAGCTGTGTTGACTGCTGCGACCGCATGTTCTGCGAAGGCCATTTTGGCACCAGGATTGAGGTATTTTACTACGGTACCCAGGGAAATAGGCATGCAACTGTGTCGCCGATTCTCTGGATGGGTAGCCCAGGTATATGACGGTTCTATGCTGGATTCGGCACCAGTCGATATTACTTTTACTGTCCGCGATGATACCTGGCGGTACCTGGATAATCCCGGCAGGTTAGAGCGTCATAATCGCTTTAACAAACATGTTGGATGGGCAGCGAATCAGGAACTGTTCCATCTGGAAACCAAGACAGACGATGTTCTGCGTATTTTTGTAGACCACGCTGCATTTGATGTTAGTGGGTTTGATCACTCCTTAAGTATCCTTATGAACCTTCAGCGTCTGACCGTTCCGTATGAGGCCAGAACGTTGACCGATGACGGATTGGTTACCATTGATCCGGGGAATATTTCGGTAACTCCATACAGGCGGACGCCGGTGCCAGCAACCGAATTTGCAGCTGAATTGCGTAAGAGTGACGTTTTTATCGTTACGCATCCCGAAAGCCTTGGATTAACTGTACTTGAGGCGGCAATGTGCGGGGCGTTGGTATTAACGCCTCCCGATTGCCTTCCGCCAGATCGCCTGGCTTTGGTGAACCATATGGTTATCAAGTCGCGGATTGATTGGGATGAGGTTATTGCTCGCGTTGATCGCGTGAAAAATGCTGAAAAGGTCCAGTGTCACACCTGGTCGGCAATTGCGGAAAAGATGCTTGAGACGTTTATCACGCAGAAACCGTCGCGCGGTAATGATTGATTCTATTCATATGATTGCGATTGTATTGATTTTTACGATACCGCTTATTGCTCTAATAAATTTGATTTATTAGAGCAAATAAACTACCATCGAACGCCAGACTATTGATCTTCCTGTTGTTCAGGCTTATAGTTCCTACGTCGTAGTAAATTCTGCGACCGGGTTTGACAGCCTGAATGTACATGCGGACAACCGCAGATATCCGATATTGCGGTATTTTTGTGTCCGTAAACCACGTTACGCCCGAATTATGGTGGGGCGTGATGGGGAGGCTTCGGCCTGCTGGTTTCATGTACGCCAGTCTGTCAACCCCGTCACGTCCTGCCACCTGTTTGACAGCGGGTAGCAGGTTGTTAAACCTGTACATGAGGCCGTAACTATGGTTAATGCCAATCCTTGCGCACGCCCTGAATTTATCTGGCGCTTTTACTCCTGCCAGAAACGTCACTATCACTTCGTTATTGCACCGACAGAAGATGAGGCTCGCTCTCAGCTTCCGGATGCACCCTGTATTTTCTCTGCCCGCTTTTCCACTTATTCACGCAATTCTCTCAGTTACTGGTGCCTCCCTGTTAACGCTTCTGCTCAGGAGGGACTATGAGAACATCGTTAGTTACCCGTGAAGAGATGATCGAGGCAATTGAACAGCACACTGCCTGTATCAGTACCAGGGATATACCTGGCGTTATTGCCAACTACTTCATGATCACCAAACAACTTTACCGGAGAAAGGACAAGAACGCGGTTCACCGTATCCTGTTGTCTGATATCCGCGAATACCTGCTCGAACAGGGTCATCTGAATTACGCAACCGTCGCAGCCGAAGCACGCAAGGAGGCACACAGAATGAAAGCAAATAACGTTAAATTAGAAAAAATTCATGCACCTTCAGTTCAGGAATCGGAGCTGGTGGTTGTTCAGAATCAGTCTGATGAAATTCCCGTTCTGGAATGGCAGGGAGTACGTGTCGTGACAACCGAAACTCTTGCTAGAGGGTATGGGGTCGATGAAGCCAATATTCGCAACAATTTGTCTCGCAACCTTGACCGCTTTGAAGAAGGTAAGCATTACTTTCTTCTAACTGCTTTAAAATTAAGAGAATTTAAGAACAGAGTAACCGGAAGTTACTCTGTTGGTAAGAACGCCAGAAGCCTTACACTCTGGACAGAGCGCGGCGCTGCACGCATGTCTAAGATCGTGGACACAAATGAAGCATGGGCATTCTTTGAAAAACTGGAAGACAGCTACTTCCGGCAAAAAGAACAGCAACCGGTTGCAATCCCCCAGACGCTTCCAGAAGCTCTGCGCCTGGCTGCCGAACTGGCTGAACAAAAGCAACTTCTGGAACAGAAAGCCCACCAGCTAAATCAGCAGCTGGTGGCCGCCGCTCCTAAGGTCGATTTTGCCGACCGGGTATCAGTAGCTAAAGGGATCCTGATTGGGAATTTTGCAAAGGTTGTTGGACTTAAGCAAAACGCGCTGTTTGCCTGGTTACGGGAGAACGGCATCCTGATAGCGTCCGGCGGACGTAAAAATGTGCCGTTTCAGCAGTACATAAACGCCGGATATTTCACGGTGAAAGAAGTGGTGCTGGATGATGAAGATGGCTACCAGATACGGTTGACGCCTCAATTAACGGGTAAAGGCCAGCAGTGGTTGACGCGTAAACTGCTCGATGCTGGCTTGTTAAAACCGGTGGCGGCTGAATAATGGAAGAATGCCCGGTTGATGCCGGGCATAATTTATTGCGCGCTTTCGGGGTTGTCGTTTACTGGCTGCCCCTTCTTGGTTTTACGGCTGCGCGCAACTGATGCGGCTGACTTAACCTTTTTCTCTTCGCGAGTGATGGCAATTTGTTTTTTTACATTTTCAATATCTGCCAGGCGATATATTTTTGCCTGCGGCCAGCGGTCGCAGATGATCGGTTCTATAGAGTCATAAAGGCTAAATTTTGCTTTCTCGAATTCACCGTTGATGATGATTCCATCACGGAGAGTTTCATCGCAGATAAACACACCACACAGCGGCACATGGTAACTAACTGATTTACCATCATTGTAGTTAGGGCTACTGGAAATGTAATGGACGCGCAGCATTGTTTCGCTAAAGCCGTGTACACGCATACGGAATTTTTCATCCTCCGGGTACTGCTTCATTAGCTCTTTTGTTGCTTCCAGGTTCTCTATGTATTTCGCACTGTGCTCATTGATCCCCGCGCTTTTCTGGATGCGAATGTCCTTATCAATCAGATGAATAATGCGGCCAGCGGTCATGTTGACGCTGTTCACAGCTTCTGTCTGATAAGTTGTAACCTTACGCACACCGCGAAGGATGTTAGGCACTGGATATAAAATAGTCTTTGGGATATTGAGGTCTGGGTACTGTTCCAGTTCCCGCGCCATTAAAGTCCATTTATCAATTTCAGCCTGAATGCTGTCCGTTTCTTTGAACGGCAGAACGACAACCGGGCGTACAGGACGACCGTCGCTGGCGGCATCAACGTGTTGGGCGCGTGCAACAGCTTTTTTTAGAAAGAGATCCCTGAAGCTGACGAACTCCTGGTACAGTTGTTCGCCGTAGACATAATTTATCATTGATCCTCCTCCAGAATTGACATGGCCAACAACTCACAGCGGATTACACTGGGAGTTGTTGGCCACCATTATAGAAGGATCCAACGAAAATAATAGATTTATTAGTGCATTTATTGTGAGTCTGGCTGGTTAGTGGCCATGAGATATTCGATTGTGTCAGTGAGATCATCCAGGTCGTCTTGGGTGATGCGGTACTCCTGATTGGATATCTTTGAGTAGTGTTCAGCAATGGCGCGGGCAGCGTCGGTTTCGGCAGGGTCTACAGATAAAGCGTTAGAGCAATGTCTAACGTCGTCGATGGTTGGTTGAATGAAAGCCATAATTATGCCTCACTGTATTGACAACACAGAGCCTGAAGCTCTGACCTACTGTTTCACCCATGATCCATGCTGGGGTAATCTAACAACATTGCGCTGTGTGTAAGATGAGCAATGCATAGCTGTAATGCCGTTGTATAAGGTTTCCCTGTTTGCTCATTTCCTTCTGAGCCGCTCTACAACGCTGAAGACACATTAAATAGTGAATCCAAAGTCGTATTACGTAACGGCGGCAAAACTATAATTTATTAGAGCAATTGTCAAACAACTATGAAAAACAATCCAGTTTTTGGCTGGTGGAGTGGGATTTTCTCTCAAAATTTATTGCTCTAATAATTCTTGATTTTTATGCGTAGCTGGACGTAAACTCCTCTTCGGACCTAATAACTTCGTATAGCATACATTATACGAAGTTATCTTAAGGGTTATTGAACATGATTAATTTACCTGTAAATCCATACAGTTCAATACCTTATCAGGTCAAATAGTGATCACTTGATCATTTGATCAAGGTTGCGCTACGTAAAATCTGCGAAATGTTGGCAGTGTTAGTGCTCCAGATTTCGCGTAGCGCACTTAGCACCACCAATCAATCAGAGGTGAAAAATGGGATATTCAGCTGCTAAAGTGTCCACTCATCTTGAGCTTGAGAAAAACCGTGGTTACTGGCGGGCAAAATGGTTTGAGCGTGATAGTTACCAACTGTCATTATCTCGCGGTGAAGAGAAAATAGAACGCACGCGCGGTCGCTGGCGTTTCTATGACGAGAACCATAACCAGGTAAAGGCAGAGCCAATCCTGTACACTCTGCTGAAAACAATAATTTAACTTGATCATGAGGTGATGAATGTTTAATGGCCTGACAGATGCCAAGGTAAACGCCTTACTGAACGACGCAAAACAAAAAGCTGCTAACCCTGGAACGAATGAAAATGAACGTGCTATGGCTGTTGCAATTTGGGAGTTAGCAGAAGAAGTAAAGCGAAACCGCTTACTATACACTCGGGTTTACCAGCAATTTGATGGTGCGAGCTGGATAGATATCGAAGAGGCTGAATATGCAACATGCAAAAAAGAAAAAAAGATTGTTCGGATTTTGCATAAAGCAGCAACCCCAATCACTGTAGAAATCCCCGATCACAGATATTTCGAGAACGATGATCTACCAGGGGATGTGATTCGAATTATTGATGAGATACTTCATGAACAAGGCTTAACTGTTAAAATCACGCATAATAAATGACTAATTCGTTAACCGTTCACCAAAATTTGCCTGCATTGCCGGTCGATGCAACGAGTGATGAGGTTCGCAAGAACCTGATGGACATGTTCAGGGATCGCCAGGCGTTTTCTGATCATACCTGGAAAATGCTTCTGTCCGTTTGCCGGTCGTGGGCGGCATGGTGCAAGTTGAATAACCGGAAATGGTTTCCCGCAGAACCTGAAGATGTTCGCGATTACCTTCTATATCTTCAGGCGCGTGGTCTGGCAGTAAAAACTATCCAGCAACATTTGGGCCAGCTAAACATGCTTCATCGTCGGTCCGGGCTGCCACGACCAAGTGACAGCAATGCTGTTTCACTGGTCATGCGACGGATCCGAAAAGAAAACGTTGATGCCGGTGAGCGTGCAAAACAGGCGCTGGCGTTCGAACGCACTGATTTCGACCAGGTTCGTTCACTCATGGAAAATAGCGATCGCTGCCAGGATATACGTAATCTGGCATTTCTGGGGATTGCTTATAACACCCTGTTACGTATAGCCGAAATTTCTAGGATCAGGGTTAAAGATATCTCACGTACTGACGGTGGGAGAATGTTAATCCATATTGGCAGAACGAAAACGCTGGTTAGCACCGCTGGTGTAGAGAAGGCACTTAGCCTGGGGGTAACTAAACTGGTTGAGCGATGGATTTCTGTCTCTGGTGTAGCTGATGATCCGAATAACTACCTGTTTTGCCGCGTCAGAAAAAATGGTGTTGCCGCGCCATCATCCACCAGCCAGCTATCAACTCGCGCCCTGGAAGGGATTTTTGAAGCAACTCACCGATTGATTTACGGGGCAAAAGATGACTCTGGTCAGCGATACCTGGCCTGGTCTGGACATAGTGCCCGTGTCGGTGCCGCGCGAGATATGGCCCGCGCCGGAGTTTCAATACCGGAGATCATGCAAGCTGGTGGCTGGACCAACGTAAATATTGTCATGAACTACATTCGTAACCTGGATAGTGAAACGGGGGCAATGGTGCGCCTGCTGGAAGATGGCGATTAGCCGTTCATTTTTACTTGATTGCTCTAATTATTTGATATTTATGGTGACACATGCGGAAGGATTTCAAAATAGACGGAAAATATGTGGTGCTGTCTGTAAGCTCTCAAATTCAGTCACCATCTGTCATTGTCACCGTAAAATTGAGCGATAGGATGCCTGATATCGACTCGATATCTGTTGCGTTCCCCGTTAAAAGCATGCGGAGTGCTGAACATTTTGTGATGAATGCAACGGAGGAGGAAGCGCGGCGAGGGCTTACTAGAGTGATGGCGGAATTTGGCGAACTCCTGGGTAAGGTAAACAATGCCCTTTCAATCAGTTCAGCAAGATCCAAAGCGTTAACAGCTTCCATGATGAAATAAAAAAGCCTGGCAAGGAGCCAGGCTGCACAAAAGAGCGGGTTTGTATTCCGCATCCAATCAATCAAGAAAGAGTATAGCACACAGGTACTGAAGTGAAAAAATGTGATTCTCGATTAACAAAATATCTACCATTGCTCTAATTGATTGCTATAATTGAGCCGCAGTTTTTGTCAACTACGAAGACGTTGCCATTACTTAACTCCTTGACATCATTGGCGGCCATTAGGCCGCCTTTTTTTTGCCATATGAAAACAATCGAACAAAAACTTGAACAGCGCCGCGAGTGGCAGAAGGCAGCCAGAGAACGAGCGATCGCTCGGCAACGGGAAAAGTTGGCTGACCCCGCCTGGAGAGAATCGCAATATCAGAAAATGCGGGATTCTATCGACCGCCGTATCGCTAAACAGAAAGAGCGCCTACCAGCCAGCAAAACGCGGAAAAGCGCGGTAAAAATAAAATCTCGTGGCTTGAAGGGGAGAACACCAACGGCGGAGGAACGGCGCATCGCCAATGCTCTTGGCGCTCTCCCCTGCATTGCCTGCTATATGCATGGAGTAATATCTAATGAGGTGTCTCTGCACCATATCGCCGGTCGTACCGCGCCGGGTTGTCATAAAAAGCAATTGCCACTTTGTAGATGGCACCACCAGCATGCAGCTCCGGCTGAAGTAAGAGAAAAATACCCATGGCTGGTCCCTGTTCATGCCGATGGTGTGGTTGGAGGCAAGAAAGAATTCACCTTGCTGAACAAGTCAGAGATGGAGTTACTGGCTGATGCCTATGAGATGGCAAACATCATGCACTAATAAATATATTATTTTTAATGATAAATGATTGACAACTGACAAGTGACTTCAGTCAGAATCATCACACGCCCGGTACGGATGGATCCCTTTTCAAATATTCCATGGACGGCACAGTCTGAGTACCGGGCGCTACCTTCAGTTGTATTGCTAAGCCGCCGCTGGTGGCTTTTCTTTTTTGTAGGGGGCGCTATGGATAAGAAAATATGCGTTGTTTCGATGAGCGTCGGCAAACCGGCGTCAATGACTGCTGCATGGATCAATAACGAGCTGATAATGGCTGAGCGGACCAGCTACCCTGAACGCCGCCGCGATATGGAACTCCAGCTGCTGCGCGAATTGCGAGAAAAAGAGGAAAAGGGTTTTATCGTGCTGGTGGAAGAGGAAAACAGCTTTATTACTGGTCGAGTTGGCCAGCGTGTAAGGTTGCGCGATCCCTTCATGAACGGCAGGCCGGTACTGATTGAAGCAATGCAGATTTACAAGGAGCTGGAACGCCAGAAAGCAATCAAGTTACCGCGCAAGGAATCCGGCAAATACATTCTCCACCAAAGCATCTTCGATTCCGAACACGATAAAAAAGGCGATGAATTTTTCAACATCAACTGGAGCGAAATAACGACAGAGCATGTTCTGACGTTACTATGTTGCTTTGCGACGGAATACAACAACGTTGCCAGCGCCGACTACATCAGGGCAATGGCTGGAGAAGTTGAGGCCCGCCAAGAACCATCGTTACTAAGTCCACTGATTAACATAATTCTGGGCACCCAGATACTGGAACAAAAAAAAGTGCCGAAAGGGGTATTAACAGGCAAGCATAATTATTTTTAACAATTACATACAGTAATTTTGTGGTTACATTCTCCATTGATTTTCTAACCGCTTTATCATTAGATGTAACAGCATGTAAATCATTTAAAATGGATGAAAGCAATGGGGAATGAAGTTTATCAAAGTCAAAAATGCAAGTTGAAATATTCAAAATCTCAAATTGATAGGGCTGCTCAATTGATAAGGCACGGGTGTAGTGACGAAGAAAGGCAGCAATCTATTGAAATGATACAAAATTTCCGTGAGCTGCATCTTTATCCATTAATGCTCATGAAAAATCATTTAGCAAGAGCAGCTGCTAAGGTTGACAAGGACAAAAAGATTCTCGTTGCAAGAAGACTTAAGCGACTTTCTACCATAATAGATAAACTAGAGCGTCCTAGTCTTGATGGAGGCAGAACTAGCAATGCAATTAAATTAACACGGATGCAGGACGTTGGCGGATGTAGGGCCATTGTCAGAAACTTAGACCAGTTGATACAGCTAAAGGAACGTCTTTTAAAAAGCAAATCTGTTCATAGGATTGTTAAAGAGTATGATTATCTTACTCCCAAAGACAGCGGCTATAGTGGAATCCACCTTGCATACAGTTGCTTCGATCAGAAAGAGGATCAATATCCGTGGCGAAAAACAAAGATTGAGATACAGTTAAGAACTCAATTGCAGCATGCTTGGGCTACTAGCCTTGAAATAATTGATACCCTTGAAGGTATCAAGCTGAAAACTTCAAGTGAAGGGCATCCAGAATGGAGACGATTTTTCTATCTAGCCGGATGTCTTGTAGCGCACGACGAAAAAGCCTGCACTCTTGATGAGCTAGTTGTATCTCAGTATGAAGGCGAGCTTAAAGAGCTGGAACGGACTTTATCTGTACGGAGGAAACTAAGCACATACACCATCGCCTTAAATTTAACTTCTGACGCGAATTTGATTAAGAAGTTGCCAAAAAATCATAAGGGGCATTACTTAGTAACAATGAGAAATGCAGAAAACAAGCCCAATACAAAAAACAAAAAAATGTTCCTAGTGTCTGTTCGCGCATTTAAAACAAAAGAAGCAGATGAAGCCCTTGAGGCCTTAAATAAAGACGATTCTAATCCTAATGTATTGATATCTGTTCTCGTTGCTACAGATAACATTAAGTCACTAAAAAAAGCCTACCCCAACTATTTTGGCTCAACAAACCAGTTTACAAAATTCTTAGATAAGCATCTTCGTAACGAAGGATAGTTGCTTAATTTTGCCCGGTAATTCCGGGCAAAATTGTCAATCTGCATTCAGGAGCAATGCGTTATCTATGATGATCTGCTCCCATTCTTCGAATGCCCGATCGCGGACGCCCTGGGGAACACTGTTAGTTTTGAAATCGACCACCGTCCGCCATTTCCCGTCCGGGCGGTACATGCGCAGAGCTTTACTTCCCCCTTCCCTGCGCACCTCAACGTTATGCTTATCAGCAAACTCTTGTAATGCTCGTAGCGTCCCATGCTTTACTGTGTAGTATCGCTTTTTCAAGTTTTCTCTCCAGCCTGTGCCAAGGCTTCAACTTCCAAATCGTAAGACTCAAACTCATAGTCCTGGTCGTCAACTTCTTCAGGCACTGGCAGTAAATGCCAGGCTGAGTATATCTGACCATTATCAAAACGCTCCTGGCTGTAGAGCGTCGCGGCTATGAGCGTCAGCGCCGGGCGGTCATAACGGTAAATTTTGCGAACGTCACGGTCAACGAGACGACCGAAATTACCATAACCGCGCTCCAGTAATAATTTTTTAATTTCCGGCCAGTATGGACCATAGCTGCGGTACAGGCGGGGATTTTTCAGTAATCGCCCGCGTAGCCCTGACAGGAAGAAATCAACGTATTCATCTTCTGTCTTTCCTAACAACGCTGTACGGAGTACCGCCTCAAGATATGTTTTATTCGGTTTTATTGTATCAGATAGTGTGGCCATATTATGCGACGCCCGGCGAACCGGGCGCTCCTGTTATGCGTATTGTTGGATGACGGCCAGAACGTCCGCCACGTTGTGTTTTGTCTCGATAATCCACCAGTTACCCGGGAAATCGCTGTTCTTCGCCTTCGCTGGCAGCCAGCGAGCGCCGAATTTCGCCTTGATTGCGTCTTTCGCACGGAAAAGAACGCCTTTCATGCCTGAGGCTTCCTGAAGCCCAAATACCTCGCCAGCGGCGAATTTTGGTGCATACATCATCTTCAGGTCGGCGGTGGATACGCGATAATTCAGACCAAGAGACTGAGCTATGCTGGTGGCATCACCCTGTATTGATGATAACTCTTCTTGTTTCTCGTTTCTGGCGGCAATTTCTTCCTCCGTGATGTTGCCTAGGGCCAGGTTTATCCGATCGGCGTCGGCCTGTTTCTCTTCATCGGTGCGCCCGGCAAGAACCGTGTTAATTCTCTGCAATATCTCAACATGATTCTTGCGCATGCTGAGTAATTCCGGCGTAACCTCGTTAAGGTCCACCAGCCCAAGGATGGCAAGGTCAGTAAACATTGATACCAGGTTGTAGGTCATGCGATAGCTGAGTTGGCCATAGGCTGATGGCAACTGCACCGCATCCATTTTATAGGCATCCATAAATTTAGAGCCGTCGTTTACGACATCTGCAATTGCCGGTGTGATTTTTCCTGTTGTGGCGGCCTCCCTGATTGCTGTTACCCACGATTGAGTCAGCGCGGCGACTGCATGATTCAGATTGGCTTTCCGTTCTGCTGCGATGCGCGCGCTTGCTGCGTCCATTGCCTGCTTGATCTCGGCTTTATTGCTGTAAATGCCAATGGTGCCAAACTGTGCTGTGGTGATCTCATAATCTGACGCCCGGAACTCATTGGTACCGAAAATGGCATTGGTGACTTCAAGTTCAGAATCCCCGTTACGAGTAGCCCCCTGGCTTGTTTTTTCCGGCATTCTGGCGATCGCATCCGCTATTTTCTCCTGAATTGCTTCAGGGGATAGCGTATCTCCGTATGACGCGATTACATCGCCATAATTGGAGCCAAACAGTTCAACCAGGAATGTTTCTGCCGAACGGATCTGGCGGTTATTCCCTTCCGACATCATACCAAGCACCCATTTTGCAATTGACGACTTCAGCGCGCCGTCACGGCGATCCGGGTAAACCGCATGCTTCAGTGGGTCCGTATAGGTACCAACAAAATCAATGCTATAGCCTGACTCTGTAGTCTGAACGCCGTATGAGTCAGTGATTTTGATCATGCCGCGCTGCTGGAAACGGTAGAAATCGTCACAGGAAATGATGTCGTTAATCCCGGCGATGGAGACGCCACCACTGATTTTCTGCATAACAGCATCTTCATCAGGAGTTACATCAACCTGTTTATCCAGCGTCTTCACATCCCAGTTACCCGATTTGGTGCCTTTGAAGGTAAAGATGATCTCCACGTCTGCGCGCTGGCTGTCGAAGTCCAGCGACTTAATGCGAACGATATCACCGGCACAATCGTAGTATTGGCCTACACGCCATGAGCGATCGCCGATAACAAGGAACTCACTCGCATGGTTAACCAGATCAGGATCAACATCCAGAATGCCTTTATTTATTGCATCCTCCACCAGCGGGCGCAGGCGTTTGATATCCGTCGCGGCCTTCTGAGTACGGTTCAATAATTTCTCATAGCGGGAGATGGCCTGAGAGATATTAGCCTTGCGCTGAATGGCGCTTTTCAACGACGCGCGATACTGTGCTAACAACGTACGGTCTGTGTGATGGACGCTACCCCAGCGGGCTTTCCAGTCTGCGTTATCAGCTGCTTTGGCCATTACCGCCTGTTTGAATTTAGCTACCTCGGCGGTGGTCTTTTCAAGTTCCGCTTTGCTTCGCTCTAATTCAGCGGTAAGTACCTCCACATCCTCGCCTGCTGCGTGCTGCGCCTTGATGTAGTTCTGAAGGTCGATAGTAGCCTGTTCTTTCTGGCGAGCGCGTTGCGCGGCTTTCGCCTTATCCATTTGAACCTGCATCATTGCCAGACGTTCGCCATCATCCTTAGCGGTATACATCTGCATTTCGATCATATCGTTGGCGTCGGCGTTCTCCATTTCTGACTTATCTGAACGGAGGATATCGGAGATCCAGCCTGCTTTACGCTTCAGCGTCTTCAGTCGGTATTCATCGAAAGAACCCTTGCCGCAGTAGTAGTGAACGCGAACGCTTGCACGGTTGGAACCAACTCGGGCACCGCGACCGTTACGCTGTGCGATACTGGCTGGTGTCCATGGCAACGTCAGATGATGGATGTCAGTCGTTCCTCGATGCAGGTTGATACCCACCTCTGCCTTTTTGTTGCAGATGATGATCGGAGTCCGGCCCTCCTGGAAGTCGGCAGCAATCTTTTCCAGCCCGCCCAGCGACATTTCATTTTGCTGCGCGATATAGGCGTCATACAGAGCCATTTGCTCGTTGTATTTCGCTATCTGTGCATCTGTTGGTTCATCCGGTAGCTCTTTCGGCGGTTTAACCGCTTTCAGTTTCTTACCGGTTTTACCTGCCTCGGCAACCGTCTGAGCATTCAGTATCCCCACCTTTGAAGGTTCAAGGTTAAGAGCATTGCAGATAATGCGCTTGAGCTTCTGGTGCTGCGTTTTTTCATCGGTGAAGATGATTTGCTTACCTTCCGGGAAAAACTCCTTCAGCGTGGCAATCAGCTTCGCGTATTTGGGCGTAACGGGGTGAGTTACGGTCTGTTCGTCAATGCCAAACCTGGCCAGGCGCTTATTCACTTCCTGCTCGAACGCTTCCGGAACCTGCAACTGAATAAACTCGCCCTTATCTATCAGGGAGTATTGCGATTGCTGCGTGATTGAATCATCACTGTCGTCGTCTTCGCTGGTGGCTTGTTTAGGCAAACTGTCCGCCAGCTGCTGCACCGCATCTGCGTACTCCGGCAGGAAACGATAGGTGATCCGGCGATAGTACAGGTCCATGTCAGTACATACGCGGTCCATATCCCTGATTATTGAGAAGATCGGACGGGCTTTCTCGTGCTCAATCACGCCGTCTTCATTGACCGAGGTCGTTACGCCATTGTTGGCTTTGGCCGCCGCTTCCGCCTGCTGACGCAATTCTTCATACGCCGCCAGTTGTTCTTCAGTAAGTGGTGCATCCTGCTGGTGTTCGTCCAGCTCCGGGATCTCCACGGTATCCTTAACGTCTTCCGCCGTTTTAAGCGTTACCCAGCGATGGAATATACCGCGCAGCGCATCAAGGTTTTCAAAGCCCACCAGCGCCATTTTTTCTTCAACTTCACCGCTGATTTTCTGTACCGTTTCCAGCCTGGTCTTGCCGAAGAATTTAACGAAGTCATCAGGACCGTAGATCCCCATCTTCTGCCAGTATTCCTTCGGCAGAACATGAGAAAGCATGTTGTATGCATCGATCGGGGTGTTAACGACTGGCGTTGCAGTCAGGAGAACCGGCCCGCGCCCGCCATTCTTTTTCATCAGGTACGCGTTTTTGATTGCCATATCCCGCGCCGATTGCGCCACCGCGCTGGTGGGCAGATAGGCCAGTTGTGACGCTTCGCGACCATTTTTATAGCTATTGCGGTAGTTGTGACCTTCGTCGGCGATCACACTATCGAAGCCCATATCCTCAAAGTACGGATACTTCTCTGCTTTTTCGGTACCGGTATCTGAATACTCCGACAATACCCAGCGACGCGCCGCCTCTTTACGATGGGAGTCGGAATCCATTGCGCTGGCTACGCGCCCGGCGGCAACGAAGTCATAAAGCATGTCTTGTGCATGCTCATCTACGGTGTCATCACGTAGCGGAATGCGGGCGTATTGTTCTTTGGTAAACACGACTGCACGGTAATTTGAGTGCGGGATCGCGTTCATCCGCGCCGTGATAGTGGCTTCATCTGCCAGCTTAAGAGCATCGCGCATAACTGGAGTGCCATCAGTACCAAGAACAGGTTTACCGTTCTCATCGAGCACCGGCACCTGGCGAATCTGATCGCCATCCATCAGCACATCAAGACCGACGAACAGGTAGTTACTGAATGCCTCTTCACTCAGGAACTCTTTTGCTTCGTAATACCAGTTTTCCAGCACTGATTTAGGCACTACATAAGCAGTACGGGTGGAGCGACCGTTCTCATAGTTGAACGCCTCAAGCGCCAGCGCGGTCGTGGTTTTACCCAGCCCGGTGCCGAAGCCCAGGATGCCGCGCCCATCTTCGGACAGTCGGCGCACCTCGCTATTCTGGTAATCAAATGGCTGGCGCTTACCGCTTAATCCCTTCAACCCAAGCGGATCGCCAGAGTGTTCATACGGGATATTGCTATTGAACACATCGTTGTATTTGGCAACCAGCTCATCGTAGCGATCGTGCGTCTTTATCCACTTATTGAACTGGTCCTCAAGCAGTGCCATCTGCTCGCGGTAGCCGTTCGCCGTCGCGCTATCTTTGCCACCGATACGCGCACCATTGAGATACTTTTCCAGCTGTGCCGGGAACCCGGTCGCGTTTTCACCTGATTTACGGTCCCACTCGTAGCGGATCTCACCTGTTTCTTTATCCTTGCGCTGGACGACACCGTATCGGTGCCCGACGAACAGGCCATCACTACCGTGATAGGTGTCAGAAACCATTTCGTCGCCTTCCAGCTGCACTGACTGCACATAGCGCAGATCCGGATAGCCGTTTTCCTGCAAAAATTCCAGAATGACGGAACGGTCGAACCAACGGCTATTGAGCTTAAAGCGGATATTCTCTGCTGGCGTCTTGATGCGCTTCTCTTCAATCGCTGCCAGCTGATTAAGGACGTTGTTCTTTACTGGACCGTCGGGGAGTGTGGCAAGGAATTCCTGTTTTGGAGCCACTATCTCGTTAATGTCGCCGCTGGTGGCGCGGGCGAACGGAACAATCCCGCCATACTGTGAAACCGCAATGCCAGGGGTGCTGGCCAATAAATTAAGCAACTCGTCATCACTGGCTGGCAGTTCACCGGTAAACGCAAGGCGGAAATCATCGAGCTGGATTGGATCGCGAGTGAGATCACTGTAGAGATAACGCAGGGTGTCCTGATAGCTGGTGGAGTCATAACTGGCGCTGGAATCATGCGTAACCAGCTTTCCTGTCAGCTCGTCAGAAATAGTGCCATCCAGCTTAATTGCACCACGGAAAGCAAACCAGGCGCGCGCACCGCTCCCCGATAATTTCGCTATCGGACCGCGACCGGGGTTACCAAAACGATCAATCTCTGCCTGCAAACGGGATACCAGAGAAAGGCGCTGCTGTTCGATTTGTTCAGCACTATGCCCGGCGGCCTTCATATCCTGATATTCAATTAACATCCGGCCAATCATCGCCCCGCGATACAAGCGTTCACGGTATTTTTCAGGCTGGCTGTTAATCCAGTCCACCAGCTGCACCATATCGTCGCTGATTGATGTGGTGTACTTATCGCGGACATTTGCCATCTGGGTAAATGTCATGCCGAGACGGCCTTCTGTTGTAGTCAGGTTACGCTGAAGAGCCTCCCAGCTATCCGCGCCATAACTGGCAGCATCGATCTTAAGTTCCTTCCCGGCATCAGCTTCAATCCAGCGACCACCAGCATATTTTTGCCATACGCCATTAATCAGGCGCATTTCCCCTTCACCAACAACGTCTGCTGTCGGTGACGGTTCAGCCATATCGAGCAAAGACCAGTCGATACGACTTTCGAAACGATGAATCAGCTTCGCTTTAAGAGCCTGGTTATCAATCTGCCCGTCGGCACGAACCTCAATACGCCCCTGGAATCCCTTCTCCTGGGTGCCATGAACAAACCGGCGGCCGTCCTTTTCAAACCACTTGCCAGAAATAAACGTTGGCCAAAGCACATTTGCCGATTCAAGAGTGCCTTCATCCACCAGGGGGATTTTCTCAGCCATCTCCGCCGGATGTTTGCGCATCAGCACCACGTCAACGACCGTACTGGTCCCGTTTGCGTCAAAAGTACCGGTAGGCAAGCGGTGGGCACCAAGAAATTCAGCTTTACGGGATAGGCGCAGGCGCAACCGCTTCATGTTTGAACCTGAAACAATGGACGGCGGCACAATCACACACATGAATCCGCCTGGCTTTATCTTGTCCAGCATGCGGAGCATGAAGTAAGACCCCATATCCGTTTCTTCTGCGTAAGGCTTATCGATGTTGCGTGTGTTATCACGACCGCCGAACGGAACGTTACCCACAACATGGTCGAATGAATCGTTAGGTGTGCTTATAGCCAGCTGTTCGAACGGGGAAATCTGTACGCTGTCTTCCGGATGTAACAGCTGGTTTATACGACCGGAAACACTGCTGATCTCAGTCGCGGTCATCACCGTACCAACCGGTTTTGTCTCATTAAAAACGCCGGTGCCCGCCGATGGTTCCAGAGTGTTACCTACGTCCGCGCCATAGAGCTTCATGATCTCCCAGACGCCTTCAGCGATCGGCTTTGGTGTGTAATATTCGGAGACGGACCCGCCAATGCCACCTTCACCGGTGTACCCAGCCAGGATCTGGCGCTGTTCATCTGTCAGTGTCGCGCCGTCCACCAGCGAATTAAGCAAATCTATCGCCTTCTGATTCGCCTCCCGGCGCAGTCGGTCATAGCTTTTGCCTTCCACCTTTTCCACGCCGTATTTAATCGGCGCCCGGTGAGATGTTATTGCCCTAATGTATTTCAATATTTCGCTGACACTTGAACAGCGAAACACCCCCATAGATAGCTTGTTCATTGGTAATCCTTAACAAGTGACTAGTGTTAAATTCCGTTCAAACACGATGCGAATTATTCTAATTAAGGTGCAATCTTGGCAGACAATAAAATCACGCTATCCTCGGTCAGGAAGGCGCTGGCGGGGGTTTTTAAAGACAACGGAGAACGGGACAACATCCTCCTGTCCGCGCTGGCTGTGCACGGCGGAAGTGGGTATTTGTTTTCTCGCGCAGGGGCACCGGTACAACTGTCCGGCTTCTTAGGCGGCAAACCGGGCGATAGTGGCATGGCTGGCGATGGGCTGGTGGACGGAAGTCGCTTTATCTTTGATGAAGTTCAACTGCCGGAAGACCGCTTGCAACGCTATCCGCTACTCGAAGAGATGGCGGTTTACAGCACGATCGCCACCGCGCTGAACATCCATATTACGCACGCGCTCTCTTTCGATAAGAAGACCGGACAAACCTTCTCTATCGTGCCGGTACATAACGGAAACGATAGTGACTATGACGACGCGCAGGCGTTGTGTGACGAGCTGATGAACGACATCGGGCGAACCATCAACAAAGAGGTCGCCGGGTGGGCATTTATCATGTCTGTATTTGGGGTGGCTTATGTCAGGCCATACGCCAAAGAAGGCATAGGGATCACGTCTTTTGAGTGCTCCTATTACACCCTTCCGAGCTTCATCAAAGAGTTCGAGGTCAGCGGTAACCTGGCGGGATTTAGCGGCGATTATCTGAAGGACGCGTCAGGGAAAATGGTTTTCGCCGATCCGTGGACCATTATCCCTATGAAAATCCCCTACTGGCGGCCTAAGTCAAACCTTATGCCTGTGCACACTGGCCATAAGGCTTACAGCCTGCTGGATAATCCGGAAGAGCGCACGCCGATTGAAACCCAGAATTACGGGACCAGCTTGCTCGAATACGCCTACGAGCCGTACATGAATCTGCGTTCGGCGATCCGCTCGCTGAAGGCAACGCGTTTTAATGCGTCGAAAATTGACCGAATCATCGGCCTGGCGATGAATAGTCTGGATCCGGTAAAAGCAGCCGATTATTCACGCACCATTACTCAGACGCTTAAACGAGCAGCTGACCTGATGGAAAAGCGCGCACGCGGCGCGAATAACATGCCTACGGTGACCAATACCCTGCTGCCTATTATGGGCGACGGCAAGGGACAGATGACTATTGATACTCAGACCATCCAGGCTGACATCAACGGCATTGAAGACATTCTCACCTATATGCGCCAGCTGGCGGCAGCACTTGGCCTCGATTACACCCTCCTGGGGTGGGCAGATCAAATGTCCGGCGGGCTTGGTGAAGGTGGATTCCTGCGCACGGCAATTCAGGCCGCCATGCGCGCCTCATGGATCCAGCAGGGCGTAGAAGAGTTCATTCAGCGGGCTATCGATATTCATCTTGCTTTCAAGTACGGCAAGGTATACCCGGAAGGTGATCGCCCGTACAAAATCGAATTCCACTCCGTTAATACCGCTCTGCAACAAGAGCACAACGATAACCGCGACTCGCAGGCGAACTACGCCACCATCGTTACGCAAATCCTCGATGCCGTCAGCAATAACAGCGTCCTCGCCAATTCCGATGCATTCAAACGTTACCTGTTCAGCGATGTGCTGGAGATTGACGAAAAAATCTCTGAAGCACTGGTGAACGAACTGAAAGCGAAAAGCGAGGACGACGATCACCTGATGGATTCCATCATCAAAACACCGCCACAGGAACTGGCGCAAATCCTTGAATCGGTCTTTAAAGAGGGAAACGAGAATGACTGATGTTTTGAAAACGGTCACTGACCGCTTTTGTCTCTATAGTAATGCTAGAAAAGGTCGCCAGAACGGGCGACAGTATGTATTAAGCGCGGTAAAGACCATGCTTGAAAGCAAGGAAACTCAGGAAGGTTTACGCCTTGGAGAGCTTTTCGGCTATTACGGTCACGGTCGCCGCCAGCTAACCGGTAAACTGGAGGTGCCTGAAACCAGCGTGATCATGGTGGAAGGTCGCCCGGTCGTTATCGACAATGTTCCAGCTTGCCGCACAGTAGCTATATCCGTTGACGACAACGGCATCGTTACCCATACACAGGAAATTCTTAACACAGAGCCGGGTAAAATTGTCGCCGCGATGATCGAAAGCCGAGCTGGTGGCTGGAGCTGGGCCACTGGCGGGCGTGAGTCCGGGAAAATCGCTGTAACCACCAGCTTCCATGGTGTGGATTATGTGACAACGCCGAACTATATCAGTCTGGATCATCCTGCCAGCGCCGGAATGTTTGAAAGCGCGGATTCTAAATCTTTACTGGCAGAGTCCCTGGCGGCGCATGGGTACTCCGACGAGTCAGTGCAGGCCGTTATATCCCATTACGGCAAAATGGCTGAACTGGAAATGATGGTGGAGGCGACAGAGCGTACGGCAGAACTGGAAACTGCACTACTCGAAAGCCAGGGCCGCCACCTCGAAGCAATGGCCAAGATCGCAGATGCTGAAGCGCGAATCGCTTTGCTGGAGGAAACAGCGGGTATCCGCGACGATGTGCTGGCAGCAATGCAAGACGAACTGGATAACCTCCCGATCTTCGTCTCCGCCGCCCAAAAAGACGCATTCCGCCTCAAAGAACCTGGTGATGCAAAAATCGTAGCCACGCTTTTCGAATCTCTGATCAAAGTTGGCGCACGCAACTTGCCTGTCACCAAGAAAATTAAGGAGGTTCCGCAAGCGGCTAACGTCCAGGCACCGCGTGAGACAAGCATCATCACGTTTAATAATTCAATCAACCCGTTTAATTGACACCCTCCACGCCCTGACGGGCGTGGATTCCTGCTACGTTCAGGCTGTCGCCTGAATCATTTCGGTGGGTTCCTGCTTCAACGGGCGGCCTGACTGCACCATCCCTCCACAGGCAAGTACGGCGTGCCCCGCCGCTAAAATGTTACGAGCGCCGTTTACATCGGCGTTCGCTGTATATCCACATACCTGGCATCTGAATTTACTTTGTGACAGGCGATTTTCTTTCGCGGTATGACCACAGCACGCGCAACGCTGGCTTGTGTACGCTGGCGGCACTGCCAGTACCTGACCGCCATGCCAGAGCTGCTTATACTCAAGCTGGCGGCGCATTTCATACCAGCCCTGATCCAGTATCGAACGGTTTAAACCTGATTTTGCCCGGACATTGCGACCCGGCTGACTTATCGTACCCGCCGCTGACTTTGACATGTGTTTAACCTTCAAATCCTCAATGACAATCATTGCGTGGTTTTTGCTGATGATCGTTGTGACTTTATGAAGGTAGTCTCTGCGGATATTTGCGATACGGGAGTGCAGTTGCTGTATTTTGCGTTTCTGCTTCTGCCAGTTGTTGCTGAATCTGACCTTGCGGCTTAACTGGCGCTGAAGTCTCGCCAGCTTTTTCTGGTTTTTCTGGAAACTGTTTACAGGCTCAAAGACTGTGCCATCTGACAGCGTGGCGAGCCTGGCCACGCCAGCATCCAGTCCGACCATTGATGCTGAAGGGTGAACAGGAGTGGATACTTCACTTTCTGTCTGAATACTGATGTACCATTTACCGCAGGACTGGCTGACAGTGACATTTTTCACAATCCCCGTGACCTGCCGGCTGTTACGGTAGCGCATCCAGCCAAGTTTCGGCAGAAAAATACGGCTGTTTTCCTGGTCGAGCTTAACACCCTGCGGGTAGCGGAATGCATCATTCTGTCCCCGCTTTTTGAATCGGGGAAAAGCCGCCCGCTTCTGGAAGAAATTTTTGTAGGCCCGCTCAAGGTCTTTCAGTGACTGCTGCAATGGCTGTGAGGGAGAATCTTTAAGCCATTCGGTTTCAGTGTCTTTTTTCCACTCAACCAACCAGGAAGCCATTTTCGTGTAAGGGATGTATTTATTCCCGGCCTCATAATTCTCATTCTGAAGTGCCAGTGCACGATTGAAAACGAAACGACAAGCTCCGGCAAAGAGCCTCATTTGACGCTCCTGTTGACCACCGGGTCTTAACTGGAATTTAAATGCTTGTAGTCGCTTCATCCCACTATTTTAAACAAAAACAGTTAGGTGGAAAACCACGCCTTATATCCCCTCCCTGAAGGACGGGATTTTACGGCGCACCGGATAACCACCAAAAATAACCCCGGCGGCTGCCGGGGTTATCGTTAACTATTATCGCCTTCGCCTGCGTGCCATATATTTGCGCACCGCGCGGCGTGGACAATCTGAAGCGGTTTCTTTCTGCTGCATCAATCTCGCAGCCATGCTCAAAAATGTCAGGCACAGCCGAAGCCCGGCATATAATAGCGGTTCCAGTGGCCACGTCTCATTGAGCACATATACCGCCATGAAAATCGAGTCGAAAACTATCGCCGCCAGCGATAACTTCATTGTCGAAAGTCGGCGGAGCTGCCGGAGTTTATTCATTGATCAGCCCCGTCAGGCAAAGCTGGCGTTCTTTTTCACGGCGAATCTTTAAACCTCGCAGGGGCACGCCGTTACTGTTCACGAAATCAGGGAGATGGTTACACATATTCACCCATTCCTCTTTCTGCGCCCACTTGTGGATGGACGTTTCTACTCGCATGCCTCGCGCTTTGCTGTAGTAGGTCCGTAAGCTATTGCATCCCATATTGAATGCCGCGCTTGTCATTGCACTGAAGGCATTATCGGGCATGTCTTTGCCCCGGAAGTGCTGATTAATACAGCGTTCAGCGATCAGGATATTCTTTTCCCAATCAGCGGCGATTTGCTGGTCGGTTTTTCGCACACCCGGCGTTACCCCGTGTGTATTACCGATCCCATCAGTCCATACCCCCGCCGGGCACATGTATGGATCACGTCGGCAACCTTCAGCGTTTCCGATAAGCTCAAGCCCCGCCTGGTTGGTTCGCACATTGCCATTACCCATCACGATGGTAATCATCACCGCGATAGCGCAAATTGCACCGCCTCCTGCGGCTGTTTTTCCCTTCATAAAGACCTCATAAGCGAATTTTTTACGCTCCAGGACAAACACCCATTCACAGCCAATACCGACTGACTCGATCCCTTTAGAAGGCACAGGATAATGCAAATCACTTGTTAGCTACGTTTCAAAGATATACATTGTTGCTCTAATTATTTTATTTTATTAGGTAAGATAAGTGGCACAACGCGGTGTAAACAAAGTCATCCTGATTGGTACCCTGGGGCAAGACCCGGAGATCAGGTATATACCAAATGGCGGAGCGGTCGGAAGACTCAGCATCGCAACGAATGAATCATGGCGCGACAAGCAAACGGGCCAACAGAAAGAGCAAACAGAATGGCATAAAGTCGTTTTGTTCGGAAAACTTGCTGAAATTGCGAGTGAGTATTTACGAAAAGGTTCTCAGGTCTACATCGAAGGGAAACTTAAAACCCGTAAGTGGACAGATGACGCCGGTGTAGAACGTTACACGACGGAAATTATCGTCAGCCAGGGCGGCACCATGCAAATGATCGGCGCTCGTCGCGACGATTCACAGTCCACAAATGGCTGGGGGCAATCAAACCAACCTCAAAACCACCAGCAATACAGTGGTGGCGGTAAACCTCAGAGCAACGCTAATAACGAACCTCCAATGGACTTTGACGACGATATTCCGTTTTGAATGTGTAAAAAACGACTGAAAAAAAAGCGGTGGTCCAGACGCCGACAAAAGCACGAACTCGCTCAAAAACGCCAAAGTTGGCAATGGCACGCGCTTTTAACGAATAGAACACCCCGAGATATTGCTTTCGCTGGTGGGAAAACATTCCTAACCAACCTGAAGGCGCAATACATCAGTTTTTAAGCAGAGAAAAGACTATGACAGCACAAAATACTAAAACCATTCAATACCGCCTACGTAATGGCCAGAGTGTCGAAGTGACCGTCAATAATGATGGAGTGCCAGGCGAAAAGGTTTCTATCTCTGATCTGGCTATCGAAAAAACCATCATGTGCCACCTTGGCTTTACTGAAGAAGTGAGCAAAAAGCATGGTGTAGCAATCTGGAGCGCAATGGATACTGGTATGCGCAGATTCATTACTGCTCGTACCCCAGGGATGACCATGATGGACCTCATGCAGATTGCGCCGCTGTTTGAGTGTGAACCTTTAGATGTATTCAGCAATCCAGCTATCTGCCAGCAGTTATATGGTGAGATGAAACTCGCGGTTACCCCCATTGTGCTGCATGAAGGATCGCTTGCTGGCGTATGGAAAGTAGAGCGAATTTCAAGCTACATGCCTTTCCATGTCAACGGCGTAATCACTGGTGAAAATCAACCTGTTTCCGTTATAAAGTCAGACCTCAAGCGCGCAATTCTTGAAGCAAGTTGTCGAGTTGTCGGCCTGGGCAAACAGTCTTATGTTTCCTTCCCGGCTGGCCCTGAAGGCCCGGCAGAAATTCTGATTATGGATGCCGATCTGCTCTGGCAAATACAGTTTCTGATTGGCAAAAGCATCATCCGCGATGAAGAACTAGATCAGTACATTACCTGCACGATGACGGATGAAGTCAAAAGTGTGGCTATAGCCAATGCCCGGAACCTATGTCGTGCTGCATTAACAGAACTGCAAGAAAACACCACGGGAGAAGTGGAAAGTGATTAAAAAGAACCCGCCAATTGGCGGGTTCTTTATTTATTGAATTAGCATTCAACTCCCGATTGTTATAGCGAACACTATGTAACAGAATAATATTATTAACATTTTAGTAATAAGTTGATTATTCATCTTCTGTATTCGCAAAGCGTAAGTATTGCTCATAGTTTCTTATTCCAGTACATTGTGATTCGTTGAGGCAAAAGAATAGTGGCAATTCTACTGGCAATAAACTCAAGTAAGAGGTTGTAAACAATGGAAAAACTGAACAATTTCTTAGACAAAATATCCACCCCAAACACTCGCGCAGGCCACACTATTACCCGCATAGCTAAGCTAAGCGATGCGGGTGTCAGTGATGACGTAATCGCACTTCAACTGTCCAGTAACAGTGCAAATGGCTTCCGATATACAGCAGATGAAATAAAAGCGTATAAGAAGCTCCACAATGATGTAAAAACTAAAGTGGGAATTACATCCAAACAAACAAAAGCATTAATCAAAGATCAAGAGCTGACTTTTGTTGCATTGCCTCAAAACTAAATTTGTTTAAAGCTATAGCTAACAAAGAGTTATAAGAGCGATAGTGATAAATTTATCATTGTCGCTCTTATAACCTTGTTAAAGATAAGAATATAACCCAAAAGATATACATGGGTTATTAAGGCCATAATTATCAGGCAAATAACATGAAGTCGTCTATGTGATGGATGAAATTTGAACAATCAATTCTATGCCAATTCCTGTCAATACAAGAGTTGGTTTACTGTTTCATCACTAAAAACCTCTTCATCGTCATCATCATCCTCATCGCCACCATCTACTGCTGGCCAATCAACAAACCAGCCAGCGTAAAGATGCAGCGTTCGGAGAACATCACTTGCGGGAGCATCAAGGGTGTTAACGAATCCCATATAGCTATTGGGATTTGCCCCAGCTATGGCTTCAGCGATCATGTCCTCGGTAATGTCACCGGAGATAATGCTCAAACGCCCGGAAACTTCTTCATTATCATCAAATTCGATAATGGCATCTCCGCCTAATGGCGCTGCGATTTTAATCTGCATTATTTAGCTCCTTTGCCACACCTAATAACAGTTCCAGCAATCCGTCACCATTCATCAGTGATGCGGCAGCGGCCTCTTTGTCATGATACAACTGAAGAGCCATAGAGAATACTTCCGTTGCTGACGTTTTGGAAATAGTCGGTGATTTCTGCCGAATTTTCCCGGAATTACTTACTGAGGCTGGCGGGTATACCTTCGCCATATAAATATTACTCAATCGAGATCTGAAGCACCATTCAGGCTTGCCACGCCCACCGATATTGACGAATGATGGCTTATCCCCTTCAACATTGGCCTTCAGGAATGACTGGGCTTTCTCTAACAAACCAGGGTTACTGTACTCAAGATGATGACCCAGCTCGTGCCACAGTGCACTTGCATTTTTATCGTTCAAATTGACAGCAACAACACCATTTAGATTTGCATATGCCCTTCCCTGGTGGTGAACTACCTTTGATAAGGTCGATATTTTCCCGCCGGTCAGGCGATAAATATCAGCAAGTTCCTTGCGCAGGTCTATCCCACCATTCTGTCCAGCGCGGACTTCTTCCACTTCTTCTGTGATAAAAGAGTCGGCCCACTCAAGAGCTTTTTCTTCAGATACGGATGAGTTTGCGATCGCACTGTTCATGGCAGATAACACTTTCTCGTGGACCGAACCCATACTTCGCTGATTCATTTGCCAGCGTGTCTGCGGGTTATATGAGAATCGCTTAAGTAGTTGGTCAAGCTGCTCAAGTTCTTCTTCACTGACATACTTTTTAGCCTCACCAATAATGCCAGGGAGAATATTGCCGTTAGGATTAAACGCTCGCGAAAGGAAGAGTTTCAGCGCCCCCATGCCCTCCGATGCTTCAATATCACCAATAACCCGGTTAACAATGGCCGCACTCTTCGGATTAGCATCCGCCAACGCTCTGGCTACGATTTGCAGGGACGATACGACCTCACGCTGCATATCAGTCCTGATCTCATCAATAAACTCTGGCGTTATGCCGTGCTCTTTAAGGATATCCCGGCCTTCCGCCGTTACCCCATCGATATCACCGACATGTTTATTAACACGACTTTGCAATGCCTTAAATGCCTTCAGAATTCCACGGGCATCATCCGCTTTACTAACGGCCTTCCTGAATGCTGGCAAGAAGTCTGAGTTAACCTCATTTTGTTGATCGGCCCACTGAATGGAGGCTTCCTTCATCTCGTCCAGAGTCAGATCACCCAACGCGGTATGGTCTGTGAATATGAGCGATAACCTCTGAACCATTTCTGCCAATGGTGATGCCGAATGCGCCGCGCTAAGGAATGCTTTCACCCTGGTTGGGCGAATGGAAAACCAGTCAATAGCTGGTGGCATATCTCCGTTTTTTATCGCCTGCGCTATCTCGTCAAAGCCATCGCGCCCAAGGGAGGATGCGTGATTTAACAAGCCGCGAAGTAACGAATTGCTGATACCGAATAATCGGCACCATTTTTTCACGTCGGCAACAGGCATTCGAACAAAATGCGCAAGCACTTGAACAAGCTGTTCATCCTGGGGATCTGTACGGGAAAGCAGCCTGATCAGATGAATAATGTCTTTGATGCCGGATGCCCGATGTAATAGCAAGCTGGTATATGGAGCAACACCGTTGTAACTACCGCCAGAAGCTGACTCGAAAAGACCGCCAGATATCCCTTGCATACCTTCGTTTTCCAGTTCCTGAGATACCTGGCGAAGGATATCCTGTAACGACACATCGCCGCCGCCAAACATATCCCCGAGCGCCTGGCCCTGGTGCTGTAACTCATCATTGATACGTTGCGCCATCAACTTAAAGGCGGTGGCCATACGCTTCGCGCTACGGTTATTCGCGACGATGAACAACGCGAGTGCTTTCACTTCCGGGGCCGTTTCGCTGAACATATCCCCCTGAGCAATAACATCGGTAATATGCTGGCCTGACTCCTTCGATTGCCTTACCAGGTCTACCGCATCTTTCAATGCCGCCAGCGCCTTTTTATCGAGGCTATCCGATGTCTCAATGCCATCAACAATAGTTGTCACAGCCTGCTTGTGCGCTTCTCCTGATAAAGCCTGCATCTGGACAAAATCATTGGCTGCCGCATTAAGCGCCGTCAGAACATTACGCATATCCGGATCAGGTTCTTCTGCAACCATCCTTACCAGGCGCGCATCCTTATATGCCTTGGCAAAGATCGCGTTTTGTATACGGTCAACAAGTTGCCGTGTTGGTCGCCCATCTTCAGTTACAAGGCCAGCCGCCTGTGTGGCACCAACTTGCGTCATAAATCCGCGAATAAACGCGTCATTACTGCGGCTAAGCAGATCTCCGCTTTCTGACGGGTTAAAAAGCGCCATCATCGCCGGTGTTATGCTGTCGGCATCAACAAAAGCCTTTTCACTGGCTGCCATTTCCTGAAGATCAGAAATATTTGAGTCCTTGGCAAACTGAACGCGGTCAACCTTAGTTAACCGGCGGCGCACCAGTACCGGAGCCGTCATTGATTCAACCTTTTCAGGTCGTATGCCGAATTCGGTCGCATGATCAATCAGGTACTCACGATACCGATCCGCATTGCCGTCCTGATAGGCTTTGATGATCCCCATGGTCCGTCCATTACCTGACTCAACGGCATTGTCCTCACCAATTATCGGCGCGCCATGGCTGGATAAACCGGAATCGGTAAGCTGAGCAGGCCGCAAATCTTTGGATATCTGGTTAACCTGAAGAAGGCTGGATGCGCGGGTCCGGTCGCGCGGCTGAAGTTCCTGGGGATAGTCTGGATTAATTTTCCCATCCAGAGTATTGGATACCAAAAGAACTGAGGCATCGACGATATCAAACGCTGTTTTTACCTCGTCTCCCTTCGCTGTCACCACATACGAAACCCGCCCATAATCGGGCAGGTTCTTTAGCAGCTCGATCAGCGTTTCTATGCTGGTGGCCATTACCACCTGATCGCTTAAGCTCATCCCTGTTACGCCTTATGCTGCCTCTTTAATGTTGGCGGCTATCCATGCCGCCGTGTGCTGTTTAACCTGGTCCAGGTCGATGTATGTGCCAACATATTGACTCAAGTCCTGCAAGGTACCGATAAATGCATCTGTGCTCTGATCGACGAATTTATCAGCCAGGAAATCAGCAACCAGTTTTGGCACACCATCATGTACCGAAGGTTGTTTTTCCTCGCCACTACTGCCGCCGGACGCGCCGTACCCCATCTGTTGCATGATCTGGTCAATTTCATCGCTGATATCCAGCAACTCCATGCCACTCGCGGTAGCCGCTTTGGACATCAGAGCATCCAACTTATCGCTGAGATCCATTAACTCAATAGCTGATAGTGTCATGCCGCTACCCCCGCTTTCTGGATTGCTACCAGCAGATCAGCCAGGTGGCGAGCAGCGCCATTAACCAGCTCTTCGTTTTCCTCAAAACGTCCGGCAGCCTGAAGGGCTGCAATCGCTTCCCGGACATTGCCCCGGGCGTTACGGATCTCCGCCATGTCAGTGCTTTGCATATCCATCACGTTATTGAGATATTCAATGGCTTTATTAGCCTCTGCATCTGCTTCGCTAACCGTTTCATCAGGCTGTGCCGGGGCCGGTTCTGGCTGAGTAATCTCACCGACTTCGGCCTGCAATGCATTGATCATGCTCTGCACCATTTTCTCGGTGCCAGCGCCCCCCGGAAACGCAATATTGGGGAAAGTTTTTTGAAACTGAGTCTTCAGCATTACGCGGAACTCGTCTGGTGAGCTGGTGGCCAGCTCCAGAGCTTTTTGTGCATATTTGCCAAACGGACCATTAGTAAGTGTCTTCGCCAGGAAGTCGAAAGAATCCTCGCGAGGCAATAACTTCAGGTCGTACTCACTCATTTGCTGATCAGAAAGCGGGGTATCGTAAGTAGCAATGCCGTAGCGTGCATATTCATAATACGGGTCACCTTCATCAGGGCGCGGCAGAATTGCTTTGTTACCTTCAGGTATTGCGCCAGGGGCCGCCGGACGCATTTGCAGGGCATATCGATATGCACCTACAGAGACTTCTGGTTCAGGCGAAGAGCTACCGGTATCCTCCGCTGGTTCAGGTTCGACGTTTTCCGGTTTATGTTCTTCTGGTTGGACCAGGTATTCCGATACATTACCCGCTTTATAGGCTTTAAACAGCTTGCCGATCGCATCTGCCATGTCCACACCCTGTATGGATTTAGCCTTGATCATGTATACGCTGCCATCCGGATCGGTTAACTGGATATACCCTTCGCCATCCCCAATGAATTGCTTCATTGATGCACCATTACTGAGCGTCGCTTCCCCGTCCATATGCATACGATTTTTGATACTGGCAAGGCGATCCGTCAGCGCGCGAGAGTGCCCACCAGTCATCCCCGCAGGAGCAATGGTATCGCGCCCACCAGTGCGATTGAGCTGATCAATCTCCGCCTGCAAACGCTCATTTTCTTGATAAAGAGAATCCGCTTCCGAAGCAACCACGTTAATTTTCTGCTCCAGATCTGCCTTCTGGCCTTCTACCGCTGCCACCTGATCCGCGAGGTCGCTCATGGCATCCTCTTTCTGGTCACTGTCAGCCTGTAGTTGGGTTATTTCATCAACCAGGGCTTTTTTCTTCTTCTGCGCACGCTGGAATTTTGCCGAGTTTTTCTCTGCAAGGTTGGCAAGTTTCATGGTGACCTGCGCCAGCGTCATATCACGTCCACTCATCGGAGCAACGGTATGAGTAACGTCTTTTTTATTCAGTAAGAACTGGAAAGCAATCAGCGTATCGCTATTGGTGATCCGGTTTTCCGCTGTCGGGCTATGAAACAGAATGCTGATAGTCTGACCATCACTGAGCGGAATAATGGCTGGCAGAACCGGCAGCCCGTTAACGTTACGCGCCCGGCCAATTTCAGCCCCGCCGATCGCGCGTGCACCGTTCTGGGCCACGTCCCCCGTTTTATCACTCCCCGCAGAGATTCCGGTACCATTCAGCTTCTGGTTCAATGCCCGGACAAATGCCTGCATGGTCCGGTGTAGCTGCAAACGAGTAGAACTAATCGCCTCCAGTAAATCCGTAGCACACCAGTGGATCGGCGTGTCATAGAAGAACGTAGCCTCGATTTCCTCCAGGGTGTTGGATTCCGTCATCAGATAGCGGTCCTCACCGGCCATTAATGCGCGATATTCATCATCAGTCACTGGCGGGGGAAGCACGTCAAGCCCAGGCTTGATCGCCACCCCTTTATTGATATTGAACTGTTCCATGTTAATTTCCTGCTTTCAGTTGCTTAAGACGGCGTTTGAGTTCGCCATTTCGGGCCTTTTCGTTATTGAGTCGGCCTGTCTCCTTATCCAGCTTCGCCCGCAAATCAGTGATCTGCTGTTGATTGAAAGACACCGAGTTCTGCGCTGATTTATAAGCGGCAACCACCTGAGCATTCCGCTGTTTTGCCTCTTGCAGGCGCTGAAAGTTGGATTTTACTGCCGGTTTCTTGTCTACCGGATTGGCAACACGTTTCGCTTTGGCGATCAGTGATTTCTGGAATTTTGCGGAGTTTTTGCGGGCCGCTTGCCCCATGACGGTACCAAGCGTCTTGATATCCGGCGACTGAGCGTTAGGAATAGCTTTTCCATTCAGCCTCACAGACGATATATCGCCAGTATCGTTTACCTGTATGGCAAGAATTTGTCCGTCGTTAAGAACCAGCTTTGCGGTTTTAACTTTAACGCCATCTTTCGTTGTTGCGCGGTTGCTGGAGTCAACCTCAATTACCGTAACACCGGTTTTATTGATCGCCGCGATAAGGGATTTCAGCCCCTTTTCATTAACCTGGTCAAAATCGACCGTTGCATACTTATTTTTCGTCATCTGACACATCCTGTGCGAGATTTATTACGTAACTTCTGCGGATTTGCTGAGTAACAGGGAAAATCCGATACAACGGGTTAATGAACGAGTCGCCATGCGTAACCATGACGTTGAAATGCCACAGCCGTTCTCCTTTACCCATATATTCAGTGGGTATGTACAACCATTCACTGTTTGAACCGCCCCGGAAATCCTGGAGACTAAACTCCCTGAGAAAAGAGGTAAAACAGGATGACTAAAAAATACTCGTTTTTCCCCCGAAGTCCGTCAGCGGGCGATTCGTATGGTTCTGGAAAGTCAGGATGAATATGACTCACAGTGGGCGGCAATTTGTTCCATTGCCCCAAAGATTGGCTGTACGCCGGAGACTCTGCGTGTCTGGGTTCGCCAGCATGAGCGGGATACCGGGGGCGGTGATGGTGGGGCTCACCAGCGCTGAACGTCAGCGTCTGAAAGAGCTGGAACGTGAAAATCGTGAACTGCGCCGCAGTAACGATATCCTTCGCCAGGCTTCCGCTTATTTTGTCGAAGGCGGAGTTCGACCGCCTCTGGAAAAAAATGATGCCACTGCTGGATAAGCTGCGTGAGCAGGTACGGGGTCGGACCGGTTGCAGCGAACTGCATATTCGCCCCGTCAACGTATTACC